CCGCAAGCAGAGCCGCAAGCAGAAGAAGGCTGCTGCTCGCCGCACCAAGTAGCTAGTCATGGTGGCATCCCTTCGACAGAGTAAAGGCAAGTACAAACGTCAACAACAAACCAAGCAGGCAAGAGGTATGACTAACAGAAACACTTCTAGCAACAACACCAACAACTTTAAGGAGGAAGGGGCGAAAGCCCTCTCCTCCATGATGAGGATGCTGGCCAAGGACGGTAAGTTCATCATCAGTGCGGACAAGGTTGAAGTTCGTATTGTGGTGGCTGACAAATTCTACTTTGCTGACACCACCAACACCACCAAGTAAAGGAGGTAACACACATGTCGGAAACCCAAGACAACCCCAACATCATCGACCCTGAAACCATCACGATGGACAATCTGGACCCCAACCTCCGTGCCAAAATGGAGGAAGACCTGAAAAGGATGGCCGAAGAAGAGCAGGTCCCCGTCCCCTCTTTTATGGAAAAGGTGAAAGGGTTCATGTACTCCGCCAGTTCGGGTATGAAAAGCACTGTGATGGCCGCTGTGGAAAGCCCGGCCATGCGAAACTTCGGCAACACTGTGAAGAATGTGGGTCTTCAGGAAGCGGAAGACCGGCTGGCTGGCATCCTGAAAGACCAGTTCTGGCTGCTGTGTGAAAACTTCTTTGGTCCGTACAAAGAAAGCAGCAAACTGGTCAACTACTTCTTCTTCACCAACACTGGCCGTCTGGTCACCCTCGCCGTGGTGTCCTTCCCGACCAGCGCCTTCCTGCACATGCAGGCTGAACGGTTCAAGGAACAGGATGATGAGACCAGTGCCAAGCTGTGCATCGTTCTGTCCCGTATCCTTATCCGCATGGCCACACAGGAAGGTATCCGTGCGCTGGACATCGACAACAAGGTCCGTATGGGCCTGAACTGGATGCTCGGTGCCATCAAGAAGGAAGGCATCAATCCTGCCATGCTGCTCGACAGCGAAGACGCTGACCTGTCTGAGCTGGACAAGCTGAAGGAACAGCAGGCCAAGCGTGCCAAGGTGACGCCGCCTCCCCTGTTCCCTGCCCGTAACAACGGGTACAACAAGGGCAAGCGTAAGTAATAACAAGTAATTTCCAACTGGGCAGGAGGTACTTTTACTTCCTGCCCACGAAGGAAGATGCTTGTACTCCCAACCGAGTTCGGTGGGACACAAGTCTACGGTAAGTTGGGAGGCTTCCCCATCTTCCAGTGGCAATGATGATACTTGTAATTGTGCAAGTGGAAAGTAACTTACGATGAACACAGAAGACACTTAGTAAGCTAGTCAAGGCTACGACACAGGCTGAACACTGTCGAAAAGTTCAAAGGTAAGAAGCACGTGACAACTTAACACGAATGAAATACATCGTGGAATGCTAAGTGCAGGGACACACTCAAGCCAGAGTGTGACATCTTAGTTGTCCGACCTTTCAGTCCCCCACTAATAACTGATTGGCAAGGGGCTTCTAACACTACCTTTGAAAAGAACTGCGTGAAGTATCTGTGAAATCTGCGAAGGTCTCGGCGGGTCAGCACGTTGCAAGCAAGTACCAAAGGTGAGACTCCTGAAGTGATTGCTTCCTTCAGTGGAAGAGCTTCGAAAAAGTTATGGGTACGAAACATAAACTGAACAAGCAAGATGAGCCAAGTACTGGATGCGTTACGTGCAAAAGAAGGTACTTGAAGGTCTCCTATATCTTAGTCTTGTAAGGTTTTACAAATGATGTCGGGGGTAACATGTGGAAGACGAGTGCAGATGTTGAAGAACCACCTTAACAGGAGAATGAAACCATGTTCGAGGCTATCGGTATCGCTGTCATTATCATCGTAGCGGGTCTTGCTATCCGTTGGTGGGGTTACTCCCACTACTACAACTCTGGTCGTGAAACTCGTAAACAGTTCAGTCCTAAAGAGTTCCAAGCAGTTAAGCGTTCGCAAGAACGTGTACTGTGGAGCAGCAACTCAAGGTCACTGGACAGAGCGTTTGCAAGAGGCTTCTGTCTGAAACCTAAAGATTTTAAGGAGGTGTTTCGATGGAAACACTGAGTACTGTTCTCATCGGTACGGGTGTCGGCGTGTTTGCCGGGGTTACTTTCATTGTTGCCATGAATAAGGTGGCCAAGACGTTGAAAGGTAATCCGTTTGTCCGGGCCATGTATAAAGCTAACCCGTGGTATGTGTACATGTGGCTCGCTGCCATGCCTACTGAATGCATGACCTTTAAAGAAAAGGTTAAGCACAAGGCTAAGGTCGCTGCCCTCTGGATGTACATCAAGCTGGGCTTCAAAGTAAAATAACCTTCTAATAAAGTTCGTCGCCCTAGTAGCAAGCACATCTAGGTTCATTGGAGAAACAGTGAGTCTATCTTGAGCGCCTGCCGTGGGACGCCCGGATGTGTGCAGCCAGTTCTAAGACTCCTCTCTTAGAGCCTTGTGCTTGTGAACGGGTGGCGGCATCTTCTACAAATTTCTTTGTCAACTTCAACGGGAGGTCACTTCATGTGCCTGTAAAAACAGGAATTTGTAGTGTGGTGATTGAAGAGGATGTCCTCGGATTCCCCACTACTCCCGATTCTTTTATGGCCCAGTTGGAAAGTCACGCTGTTAACATCACCATCAACAACAATGAAAAGGAGAACACCATGTCTGACATCAAGAAGGAAGTCGAAGTGAAGGAAGCCGAAGTCATGTCCGAAGCCACCGAATGCCCTAACCCCAAGCTGCACATCATCATGGACTGGGTGAAGGACAAGGCCACCAAGGCCATCGACTGGGCCAAGGCCAATCCCAAAGCCGTTGCCGGTGTGGGTGCCGCTCTGGGCATCGTCAGTGTGCTGGCCCTTCGCAAGAAGAACAGCAAGTCTTCTGACGATCAGTCCAAGTAACCTTCAACACTAGGGGCCTTACTTCCTTGAGGGGTTAGGCCCCTCTTTATTGGAGGTTACTATGGAACTCTACGAAGGTCTGGGACGGCTGTTCGGAATCATTGGTTGCGGGTTCGCTTCGTATGTATTCTTCGAACTGAGTCGAGAGGAATATCGTTACTGGTACATCTTGCTGTTTGGAGCACTGTCTATGGCGAGTCTGTTCCTCTGTGGCTACGAAGTCTATGACTTTTTCAAATGGCTGTTCTGATGAAGTTCGAAGACATCTTACCCTTCATTCGTGAAGGCAAGAAAGTTCGTCGTGCCTGCTGGTGTGATGGGGACTACATGCAACTCATTATGAACCAGTTTGGTAGCTACGAATTTGTGTTTAGGTTTGCACCTTTTGAGAAGGTGTTTCATAAAAACCTTACTGCCTATGGCATGATGGCTGAGGACTGGGAAGTTTATAACGAACAAGACTAACTTTAACCTATGGAGGTATCTATCATGGCCGACAACAACAACCAGCAGAAAGGTGGCAACCAGCAGAAAGCTGCTCCCGGCATCGGCGTCAATATGAACGTGAGTCCCAGCGACCTGACTCCCCGCACCCTGTCCGGGATGTTCTCCATCGGTGTCGCTGCTCTCGGTGGTATCCTGATTCTCAGCAAGGCCCACGGTTTCCTGTCGAAGCACCTCTTCGGTGTGAAGCCTGACGACAAGCCTGCCATCGACATGAACCCCGGCACCGTGGTGAACTACGTGAAGTCTGGCTCGCTGAATGACAGCAACCTGAAATATCTCGTCAAGGAAGCCTTCGGCCAGATGACCGATGACGCCAAAAAGAACGTGGCCGAGTTCACCCAGAAGCAGCTCACCGGTGGCAACAACTAACCTGTAACGAATAACCTTGTGAGGAGATGCTAAGTATGAATATCTATCTTGAACAGATGCTTGAACTGGACGGTCCGTTTGGTTCTATGTACAAGGCGTCTCCTCACGAGGTTTGGTTCTGGCCTGAGGAAGATGCACAGTACAATCCTGTGCTGCTGCACGTTAATGTCAACAATATGACTGTTGGAACTCTTGCTTTCATTCGGGATACGATTGCAAGTGAAGTCCCCTGTCCTGTTCTGTTCACTGACACGGATGATTCCAAGTCCGTGGAAAACTTTCTCGAATGGCTTGAAGCTACTGGTTATGATGAATCGTTTAACGCAGTGTTGAGCATAGCGAATCCCAACATCCCGCAAGGGTATTACGCTACGTTTCACAAGAATCTCCCCACTGATTTGACCGACTACCTTGGCTGGTTCTTTCAGTGGGGAGTTAATGAAAACAAGCAAGCTAGTCGTGCTGCTGAAACGATTAGTCTCGCTCTCAATGTTCCCTGTGTGTCGTTCAACTTTAGTGGTGACACTGAAGACGATTGGGAAATGCTTCTTTCTCTTATTCAATACATTCCTAAGTATTACGACTGGAGGTACATCGAGTACCAACTTCCTGAGACTACGAAGCAAGGTGTGTGTGTCTGCTGCAAAAAAAAACGTGGTCCTCAGAAATATTTCTATCGCATCCAAGGGAACCTCTGTCCGGTATGCGAGAAAAAGATTAAAGCAATTGGGGATGTGAATGTCATCAATCTGTACAAAGCACAGGTTAAATTGATGCAAGAACGTATCACTACCCGTAAAGCGAACATTCGCAAACAACTTTCTGAACTTTCATTGTCCTGTCCCAAGTGTGGTGGGGGCCTCACTTACGGACCGAACAATGGCCTCGTGTGTAAGGAGTGTAAGTCCGTGTACTTCAGAGACAAACAACATCTCATTGAAGGCAGGGACAATCACATGTTGTATATGTACAACAAGACACAGGTAGTCAGCATCAAGCCTGCTAGTAGCCAGCAGTTGGTGCAGTATTGCTACTCGTGTCATAAATCTACAATCAATGGAGTGAGGTATGAGCGACCTGACGGAACCGCCGTAATCCTGTGCAAAAGCTGTGACTGGAACTTGAAGCAACAGAAGAAACGTAACACTAACAAGGAGGTAACGTACAATGTTTAAGTGGATGTGGAGCAAGATTTCCTACTTCGGCAAGTGGGTGGTGAATGTCATTCGACGTATCGGTGGTCGTATCAAACGAGACCTTGAGAAGTGCAAGGGTAGCTGGAAGAACATTACCTATGCCGACATCACTGCTCATCTCAGTGAGGAGGCGGTAAGTTTTTTCGGAGGTGCGGCGAAGGCAGGTCTCTTGAGAAGGTTACCCCCGGGCTCTACGCTCGGGTCTGCTTTGAGCCTCGTAAAAAATCCTTACGAGAACGCTTTCGAGAATGGTGGCAACGTCGTCGCCCCTGTGGTGACATGCCTGAAATCCTTCTGTAGCCGCCGTATTTTTGGTGCCCCTTTGAGTTCCTTTACTTTTAACTTTAAGGGGTTGACTTCTTTGCTTCCGGCCATATAGCTGTGCTATAAACACTAGCACACTTTACCGGAGGTTTAACTTCTATGTCAAACTTTTCTCTTGTTCCTGATGAATACCTTGACACTCATCAACCAGTAGGTCAAGCTGTACGATACGCACACTGTCCGTTCTGCAACGAAGACGTGGGTCGTAAAGGTTTCATTGTGACACGAACTGAGCGTGGGTTCATCATGTTCTGTCATCGGTGTCACGCAAAGAAGTTTGTCAGAGGAAAGACTCCCGGTATTACCAGATGTTTACGAACAGCCAAGGAAGCCATGAGCAGTCCGAGTACTTGGTGTCTTCGTAAGCACAAGTCAATCAGAAGCAGTAGTCCTGAAAGCAGGAATTGCGACGTACAATTTGTGACTCTCCCTTACGATGTCACGAGGGAGTTACCCACACGAGCGCAGCTCTGGTTGAATCAGTACAATGTGACAAAGGAGGAGATAAAAAAATACAACTTCATGTGGAGTGAATCTTACGAGCGGTTAATATTGCCAGTCTACCGAGGTGGTAGCCTTGTGTACTGGCAAGGGAGATACTTTGGAAATAACTCTGGCTCTCCCAAGTACATTAACACTCGTAACAAACGAACCGAAGTTTGGTTTGATACAGGAGGTGCTAATGAAAGCACATTGGTTCTTGTCGAAGACATCCTGAGCGCTATTGCAGTATCGAGGGTACCCGGCTACCGTGCCGTTGCACTCCTTGGTTGCTTTCTAAGTGACGAGATGCTCACGAGGTTACAATCGGAGGGTAAGCAAGTCTGCGTGTGGCTTGACCTAGACAAACAGTGCAAGAGCCGTCGTTACTCAAAGCGTCTCAACGCCTTCGGCATTAAGGCAAAATCCATCATCACCACAAAAGACCCCAAGGAATACACACCAACCAAGATTGAGGAGTTCCTCTCTTGCAATGAAAAGGAGAAAGACCATGAGCTACAGTCGTAAGAACATTCAGAAATATTTCCCTCCTCCTACGTTGTGGGCCAAGTTGTTGTACGCTGGCCGACAGTTCTTCAAGTTCCTGCACAATGCCTTCTTGACCGTGGCCAATGCTCGTAACGGTTGGCGACGCATTCGTGAAATGGTTACGGTCTTCGCTTGCTAACCTCCCCATCCTATGAGGCCTAGTGAAAGTCTGGATTAAGTTTCAGACTAGTAACTAGGCTTTCTTTATTACTTAACTTCAACTGATAGAAAGGAGAAAGATATATGCTCGACGTGACCAAGATGAAAGACATGCTGAAAGAGAAGAAGGAACAACGGAACTTCTTTGACACGGAAATGTCTGACGATATTGATGTCGTCAAAAAAGAATATCTGACTACCTGCGGGGGCTCTTTTGAGGTGCCTTCGAAAAAGGGTGGCCCTCTTAATACTCAGATACTGCTTATGGGCTTCGACTGGGACGAAGCCCTCTGCGTTAAGATGGTCGGTAGTTACCATAGCCAGTACTTCACCATCCCCAAAGAGTTTGTGGACAAGTTCCTCAAGCTCATTGCCAACACCAAGTCCCAGCGTGACGTGGTGCTGAAGGGTATCGAAAATCTTCGGAACGAAGAAGCCGAGGACTAGTAGCCCCTTCTGAAATAAGAAAGCCCCCTTGAGTTTAAGTACTCTTGGGGGCTTAACTTATATAGGAGGTTAGCAAAATGGGCATGACTCTTGAAGAGTTCGATGACCTCTCTTATCACGAAGGTTCTATGTCTGCTACCAAAAAATACTTTGCTTCTCACGAGGCAACACTGTTTGAAAATCTGAAGTCCCCTCGTGATACGAGCAAAGTGAAGGTGCTGTGTAATGTAGTGAACAACTCTAATGGCACCACTCGACTGCACAGTATCATTGTGGCGTACACTGATGAAGACTATGCCCAGACTAAGATAGAGCGACACACGCTTTATCTCTACAAAGACGAAGCCAAGGAACTCGCCAAGGCTCTCAACAGTATCGTGGATGCTGAAGAGAAACTTACTGAACATCTCAACAACAGTAACTAGGAGGTAATAATCATGGCTGACATCAACATTCTCAACAAACTGCACGACGACAAGACTTCCAAGTACATCGAACTGGATGACCTGTGCAAAGCCGCTTACCAGTATGGCAAACAGATGGGTGGCGCTATTGTGACGAATACGAGCAAGCAAACCAACGACAGTCAGTTGCTTACCGTGTATGCCTCTACTCAGAGATACCCTGACACCAATACGGATATTAACAAGAACATTCGCTACTGTGTTCTCCACCAGATTCGTAACAATAACTGCGGAGACAATATTATCTGCATTGCCTTCGATGACATCGACCCCTTGTGTGAACAGCTTCAGAATATCAAGGAGGAATACGAGACTGCCAAGATGGAGTATGATGCGCTGCTCAAGAAGGTTGACCCTGTTGAAATCAAGACTTACGAGGAGGACTAATCATGGCTAAGATTCACAACTATTCTGTTGCGTCGGTTAATCGTCTGGCTCCTCTGTACCCTGATGATAAATGCAGGGAATACAAACGAGCGTTTGGCAAATGGCCTCCCATGATGCAGTGGTATATCTCTTGGCTCAGTACTAAGAGTGATAAAGAACTGGCGGAGCAGTTCGGTGTTGTACGTAACCCGGGGCGAGACCCGCCGTTTGAGCAACCAAGTTTAAGATTGCCGAGCGAGACGTTGTTGGCAAGTGCGGCATAAGGAAGGAGTTCGAGAATGGTCCAAGTTTCCGAGCTCCTTCCTTTATGGTAATTTAAAGAATTACTTTGATGTATATATAATATAATATATAATATATTAAAGTAAACCTTTAAAGTGCCATAAAAGAAAGAATTAGGAGAATTAGGTTAATATTTAAGGAGGCCCCTTAAAGGGCCTCCTTAAATGTGAGTAAAGTTCTCTAAAGTTTCCTTAAAGGTATTTACATTAAATTAAAATGATTTACCTTAAAGGAAGCTTAAAGAAAACTTTAGCCTTACTTTGATGGTACTAAACTATGCCTGAACAAAATTCTCCTTCCGAACTTGTGCAAGAACTCACCTTGATAAAGTTCTTGCTTGTGCGCGAGCACTTCGACAAGTACAGCTTCTATGTGAAAGAACTAAACTTCGAACCAGAGACTGAGCTTCTGCTTAAGTCTATTGAAGAATACTTCAAAGAATATTCTAGCAAGGATGTTATTGAAGTTGAGGAGCTGTTACTTTACAACAGTATGCGTAATCCTCTAGTTCGTAAGAGGAACATCTTCTCTACCTTGTTCGAGAAACTTGGGGAAATCAATCTCAATTCCGAACTAGTTGAAGAGAACTTTAATAGCATACTTGAAAAGTACTTCAGTAGTGAAATCCTCTTTAAGATTTCCGAATCTCTTGAAGATAACTCTGCTGGTGTACTTGATTCTGTGGCCGAACTCTGTGAACAGTACAGCAATCTCAAGCTGCGTCTTCAGAAAAAGAACTTCAACTTTGTAACTACGGACATCACTGAACTGGTTGCTAAGAAGAAAGAAAAGCCCGGCCTTCTGTGGCGTATCTCTGGGCTTAATGAACATCTTGGAGAAATCCGAGGTAAGACTCTTGGTCACATCTTTGCCCGCCCCGATACAGGTAAAACTTCCTTCCTCTTTTCCGAAGAGTCATTCTGGATTAGCCAACTTAAAGAAGGCGAAATCCTTCTTCATCTGAACAACGAAGAAGATGGAGAAAAACTTATGGCTCGCTTCTATCAATCCCTCCTTAATATCCCTCAAGAAATCCTAGAGACCCACACTAATAAGTGCAAGGAAGAGTTCCAACATCTTGGTGGTGAAAAGCTTCACCTTTATGATGAAGCTATCATTGACGTTGATGACATCAAAACCCTGTTCGAAACGTACAACGTGCGTGTGTGCGTGATTGACCAAGCAGATAAGCTGCACTTCAAAGGTATGGCAAAGATGGGGGATGTTCAACGTCTTCAAGCTATCTATGCTAAGCTTCGAGAGTTGGCTAAGAAGTTTGACGTACACATCATCACAGTTGGTCAGGCATCTGTAACAGCAGAGAACAAGAAGTGGCTTATGCCATCTGACCTTGATGGTAGTAAGACACTGAAGCCCGGTGAGTTTGATTACATCATTGGTATTGGAAAGAAGCTTGATGACATGCATACAGACCAAGAGAATTTACGGTACTTGCACCTTTGCAAGAACAAACTGGGTACAGGTATGCACGCTAAGATTGAGGTGACCTTTGACCCCACTCGTGCAAGATACTCTGAACCAGTTTACAATGAGCTTGGTAGTGATTATACTTACTCCAAACCTCTTTGTCTTGGACCTCAACAATAAGTAAGTTCTCATGATTAACTTTCCTTATAGAGTATTTGACACAGAATCAACAAAGATTCCTCGACACACACCTTGGCATCCTGATTCTTACCTGTGTTCTGTGGGAGCAGTGGATAATGATAACAAGGATAAAGCTTGGTTGTTTAATCACGTTAGTGAACCTTGTGGAGACCATCGTGAAATGGTTGATGCCATTCAAAAAGAGGTAGACCAAGCTGATGTCATTGTCTTCCACAATGCAAAGCATGACCTCGGTTGGTTTCGTAAGATGGGTATTAAGTTCGACAATAAAAACATCTGGTGCACCATGCTTGCAGAGTACTTGCTTGTTGGACAAAATCCTAAGATACCTTTAAGTCTTAATGCTTGTGCAGAACGTCGAGGCTTTGGTCAGAAAGTGGACGAGATGCACGAGTATTGGGAGAATGGTTACGAGACTGATGAGATTCCGTGGGATTTGCACAAGACATATCTTATTCAGGATGTAAGTCTTACACGTGATTTATTTCTTGACCAGTACGAACAGATAAAGAAAGCTGGCTTAGAGAAGGTAGCTTATCTTACCTTCGAGCTATCAAAAATTCTTTCCGAAGTAGAGTACTATGGAGTAGAGTTTGATGCTGAATCTGCTAAGAAGTACGTGCATGAGTACGATGAAAAGCTTAAGGTTCTCAACAAAGAACTTTGTGACATTGCAGGTGTAGAGTTCTCTCCCAGTAGTTCTGACCAACTGTACGCTGTGATGTATGGTGGCGTTATCAAACGTACTGTACAAGAACTCGTAGCTAAACCCAGAAAGAATGGGACCTTTCGTGTGTACACCAGAAAGGCTGAGTATCATCAGCACATAGATGGTGTAGGATTTATTCCTCACGAAGCTACTAAGAGTGCAAAGACTGGGAAGTACAGCACAGGAAAGAAAGCTAGACAGCTTCTGCACTGTGATACTGACCAACAAGAACTGTTCTACAAGAAGCTAGAGGAGAGAGCTAACGCTCAGAAGGTGTATTCTACACTGTGGAGTTCATCCAATAGTGAGAGTGGACTGTTGCGTAAGCTTGGTGGTGACAAACGATTGCACCCTAACTTTAACCAGAGTGTTACGTGCACTGGTCGTCTCAGTTCTTCTAATCCTAATGGTCAAAACTTTCCCAGAGGTACGACTTCTCCTTTGAAGAAGCTCATCATTCCTCGCTATGACTACATCGTCAATGCCGACTTGTCTCAGATTGAGTGGCGTACTGCCGCTGCTTTGAGTCATGACCCTATCATGTGTGATGAAATTCGTCATGGCTTCGATGTGCACACTGACAGTGCTCAGCGTTGGTTTGATGGTGCCAATCTGGATATTACATCCAAACCTTTCAAGAAGATTCGTACTACAGCTAAAGTCTTTAACTTCCGAATGCTGTACAATGGGAAGCCTAAAGCTTTCTACTACGATGGTAGTATGCCTCGTTACTCTCTTGAGCGTTGGCAGAAGATTGTACCTGGCTTCTATGAGAAGTATAAGGGTCTCCGTTCATGGCAGCTTCGGAATGAAAAGATTGTCAACAAAGAAAACTTTCTTCGCAATCCTAGCGGACGATTCCTCACCTTTGATTACAACACTGATGATGAGAAAGGACCTCTTGGTTACAATCTCAATGACATCTGCAACTATCCTGTGCAGAGTATCAGTGCTGACTTGATGTTCCTTGCTATGGTAAACATCTGGCGTAAGGTACGTTCTCTTGGATTGAGGTCTCGTCTTATCCTTCAGGTACATGACTCTCTTGTGTGGGATTGTCCTAAGGAAGAAGTGTACATCGTTTCTAAGATTTGTGCTGATACATTTGAACGTCTGCCTGAGTTGTCTAAAGAATACTTTGGCTGGGAAATTGAAGTTCCTCTCACTTCCGAAGTAGCTTTGGGTAGAACATATGGTGATTTGTACATGGAATATAAAGCTTATGAAGTTACGAAGACTAATATAGATTGGTTCTTCTTCTGTGATATAGGCTTTCCTAAAGCTATCACTGACACACTTCAAAAATTTGTGCTTAAATCTCTTGACACCTATACCTACGAGTATTACTATGAGTACACAGCAAAAGCAACGAGCTGTTGAGAAAGCTATTAAGAAACGCTGGCAGAAAGTTCCGTTTATTGTCAAGCTAAGAGAGAAAAGAACTGGCCAGTATACAACAGGTTGCATTCAGGCTAAGTCTCAGGAAGAAGCAGAGTTCATTGCTCAGCAAACTTGGGGATTTCATTTCCAAATTCTTGAGGTCAAGCCAACTTAATGCCTTGCTGACGCAAGTCAGCATAAATTTAATTTACATAGAGAGATATAACCATGTGGTTTAAGTTCGAGAACATTGAAGAGAAACATGATTTGGTGGGTCAGTCCGGTAAGAAGTACAGTGGCTTTGTTGTCACTGGTATGAAGAAGGGCTTCCAGGGTGAGCCGGATACGCCTTATCAGAAGACGCTGTTTAGCAATCAGGCTATTACCGTTATTGAGCGCGGTATTACGCGCCCCGGTCAGTCTGTTGTGCAGTTCTTCCAGAAGGCTGCTCAGCCCGGCGACATGTTCGACATTAAGAGCGAACGCGAAGGTAAGTTCTGGCGGTGGATTTCCATTGCCAAGCTTGAGGATAACAACCCCACTTACGAACCTTTGACTGATGAGCAGGTCAAGGTGTACGAAATGGCACAGGCAGCTAGTCGTCCCCAATACGTGCAGCCTACTGGCGTATCTGGCATGGATGCCAAGCTTCCTGCGTTCCTTCAGCCCCAGGCGGAAGCGCAGCGTGCGTCCTTCTAATCTTATCTAACTAGTTCCCACTAATAACCCCACAGGAATATAATGTAGAATGTGATACAACGTCGATAATCAATTCCATTATACCCTGTGGGGTTTTTAAGTCTCTAAGGTATTTCTCACATGGCTAAATATAAAGAAGAAGTTATCCCTCAGATTATTAAGGATGCACTGTACACCGACCTTCACAGTGAAGATGGTGACCGTATGTTCGAATACAGTGCTACTCGACTTTGCAAATCTCCTCGTCAGCTTCAACTTGAGCAGCGTCACGCAAAGGAAATGGACACACCGGAGATTATTAACATCTGGTACACCTTTGCTGGTCACGCAATGCATGACTTCCTTGAGAACAGACTCAAGAACAATCCTCGATACCTTGTCGAAAAGCGAATCATCCGTTTCGACAAACCCCTTGGTGGCACTGAACAAGACTATCGCCGAGTGGGTGCTAAGTTCGATGCTTATGACAAGGAAACTAAAACTCTTTCTGACCACAAGACCACTACTACTTACATCTATGGTAAAGAGATGAAGGATGAGTGGATTAAGCAGCTTATGATTAACGCCTACTTTCTTGAGAAGGAAGGTTATCCTGTTGAGAAGGTAGCTATCAATGCTATCTACATGGACTGGCGTGACTCTAAACTGAAGTACGCAAAGGAAGGAGAGTATCCTCCTGCTCCTTGTACTACTTTCGAAATGCCTTGCTGGTCTATGGAAGACCGAGAACATCTTTACCGCTCTCTTTTGACTGAGCACGTGGAAGCTGAAAGTATTCCTGATGACCAGCTTCCCTATTGCAGCAAGGAATACTGCTGGGAATCTGGTGGTTGCTTTGCTGTGTACCGACCCGGCGCTGCTAAGGCTATTCGCTTATGCTCTACTGAAGAAGAAGCTAAGTCTTACATCAAGTACAAGAATCTTACTGGCGACATTCGTATTGAGGAACGTCCTCCGACCCGTCGTCGGTGTAAAGATTATTGTAGTGCAGCCCCATTCTGCAACCAGTATAAAGATTGGTGTAAAGCTCACGGACTGATTAACGAAAACATTTCTTCCGAACCTGTAAGTGATAGCTCGGATGAGTTGTCGCAATCCAACTAACGCAGGTTATTTAATCCTTAACACACAAGGAGGGTACTAGTATGATTTACCCTACCTCTATGAACATTGCTGGCCAGACTATTGATGTCAAGATTCTGGACAATCCGCTGTATCAGATGCACATTTGTCCGAATTGTAAGAACCCCTACACTGGTGAGCCGTATCGGTTCCCTGTGCCTACGGGTGAAAGCAAGGCTTGTCCTGCCTGTGGTTGCGAACACACGCAGCCCGTGGACAATACCTATGTGTTTGGTCAGTACGTTGTTAAGGACAATGTACTGAAGACTTGGCACAGTGATAAGATTCCTGATGTGTGTGGTACGTGCTTCGTGCACGAGACCATTGAGGCTATCGACTCTATCGGTGACCTCAAGCTGAATCACACTCAGATTACTTCGCTGGCTTCGATGCTGTATCAGGCATTCACCTCTGGTGGTGTTGACTTCAGCAAGAAGTCTGAGTCTGTGTCTTATGCTAACGCTGCGTAAGCGTAGCTAAGTTTCTCCTTAGCGTGTGTGTTACCTACGGGGATGGGGTACCCATCTGCTTGTTCGTTCGTGGTGGTGTGGGCAAGCACTTTGGGTGGGTACCCCAATAACTTCTAACGCGGAAATAAATTTTAAACCTATGTACGAATCTTGTAATAGTGCCTTTGATAAGGCTTTAAAGAAAACTCTTGACTTGGAAGGTGCTTACAGTAACGACTGTAACGATACTGGTGGTGAAACAGTGTACGGTGTGTCCCGTAATAATTTTCCTTCTTGGGCTGGTTGGAAAATAGTTGACCAACTGAAACGCCTACACGGGGCTAACACATATGAGTTTAAGTCTGCTATTCGAAACAATGCAGACCTTCATGAGTATGTTCGTAGCTGGTACAAGCAGGAGTTCTGGAATCCTTTTGAACTGGATAATCTTACTAGCTTTCCTTTGGCTTTTGAAATTTTTGACCAGAGTGTAAACCTTGGTCGTAAGCAAACTACGCTGCTCATTCAGCGAGCTTGTAACGCTCTAAACTATCGCAACATGTTCGGAGCTGATTTGAGCATTGATGGCGTTGTTGGCCCTAATACCCGGCGTAGGTTGCAGGAAGTTGGTAATGATACTCGGTACACAGAATGTTTGCGTCGTGCCCTTGACGGTCTCCAAGTGAATCACTATATTTCTCTTGGACTTAACACTAGTGGTCGCAGTGACTACCGTAAGTACATGCGAGGCTGGTTGCTGAATCGTACTGGAGAAGTTGAGGAGTAACATATGTACGGATATTATCCTTATCAGAGTACTCAAGGTATTATGCCTGCTCGTGAGTATGCTGTGCCTACAATGTACTATTCGCCAATGCCTTCTTATTACAGTCCCTATTTGACTCAGCGTAGTGCTGGTAATCAGAAATCTTCTGGAATGTCATTACCAGTAGGTCCCATTCTTCAGATGTTTAGTCCCGGTAGTTCTTCTAGTGCAGGAATTGGTACTGCTTTAGTTCCGTCTACTGCTAGTGGAGCGAGTAGTAGTGGTATTCCTACAGGACTGAGTGCGGCTTTCTCGAATCCATGGACCGGTGTTATAGCCGCTGCTATGGCTGGTGCTACTGCACTATCAGCAGATAGTGCTGCTGCTGGTAATGGTAGTAATGCTGAGAAGTGGGGTGGTCCTGTTGTGAACATCCCCATAAAGGTAGCCCAAGGTGATTGGGAAGGTGTTATGGATGATGGTGCGATGGGTCCTGTTGGAGCAATTTATAATATTGCTCAGGGTAAAGATGTAGGTAAGAGTATTGTTAACAGTTTTGGACCTATCGGGCAGGTTCCTTATCTTCTTACCCAAGGTATCCTTCCGTTTAGTGGAGGAAAGTCTTCACAAAACTGGATTAAAGCACTCACTGGCTTTGGTATTTAAAGGGTTTTTATTATGCAAATCGTCACACCTTCTGTAGAATTTATCACTGACTTGTCTACCCTTGACCCTAAGGTTATTGTAGATGCAGGTCGTACTTGTTACAAAGCAAACAAACCTGATTACACTCCCGAAGAAGTAGACAAGTTTATTCGCAAGCTTATTAAAGCAGGTCATGAAAGTCCTCTTGAACATCTGAGTTTTACGGTTAAGTTTATTACTGACCGAGGTATATCTCACGAGCTTGTTCGGCACAGACTTGCAGCTTTCACTCAGGAAAGTACTCGCTATGTGAACTACTCTAAGGATAAGTTTGGTAACGAGATTACCTGCATCATGCCTGACTATGGGTGTTATAAGTGGTCAGATGAAACTGACCAGATTTTTCGGAAAGCTTATCAGCAGTGTGAAGAAAACTATATGGCGTTGATTAACGCTGGTATGTCTCCTCAGTATGCACGAGCTGTTCTTCCCACAGGTCTTAAGACTGAACTTGTAATGACGGCTAACATTCGAGAGTGGCGACACATCTTAAAGCTTCGTCTGAACCCTGCCGCACATCCTGACATAAGATTTTTGTGCTACCAGATTTATGATAAACTGAATGAGTATCATCCTTATTTTCTTTGTGACATGAGGAATGATGGAACGCCTAAAGAGGTATAACTAATGTCTAAACTTGATTGCATTTATTCTGCTAAGGAGATATAAGATGGATAAACTTGAATGCAAATTTTATGCAGACCGAGATGACATTTCCAGTGACGTTCTTGTAGAGGATGAAGACTACTATGTTAATTCTCATAGAGAAGAATATGACATGAGTTTTAATCATCGAAATTTTATCAAAGCATCTGCAATTATTTCTAAGAAACGAACTCCTTATATTGTTCTGTTTGGTGAAGATTGTACTCAGAAAGGAAATGAGATTATTATTTCTTTCCACACAGCTCTTCAACTGAGAGACTGGCTTAATAAGCTGGAAGGGGATGACGGGTTTATCATGCAAGCTATTATGAACGATACCCTAAATAAACAGCAGCTTCATGCTCTGTTCCCTCTGGTTAGTGATGCAGAGAAAGAACGTACATCTCAACCTTTGAATCTGAATATGCATCTTGATGAACCTAAATGGAATACTTCCCTTAAGTCTGACAATACTGGAGAATAACAATGCCTGAACTTAGTTGTGTTTCTGCTGTTGCTCGAAATATGGATGCCACTGAAAAGTGGGGTGGTTATCTTCTTCCCCTTGAGGGTTTGGAGCTTCCCAAGTATTTCGAAAAACACATGCGTATTACTGCTTCTCGTGATACAGTGTACCTGACGCTTTTTGAACCTTGGATGACGAGTGGCAATGAACGTGCTGTCACTACTATGAAGCTTCCCCTGCTGATGGCTTATCAGCTTCGAGATTTTCTGAATAAGAATCTTGATAACCTCGCATGGTGTTGCGCTGAAGTTGGTGCTCTTCAAGAGCATGAATGTAAGTTGCTTGCCAAGTTCAAGAAAGTTTACTATGAAGATGAAATCAAAAACCTCAACAAGTCCGAAGAAACCACGGACAACAAAACCGAAGAAGCCAAAGTTTCGTAGTAAGTACGAAGCTAAGGTTGCAGAGTACCTGACTAGTATAGGGGCTGAGTGGAAGTATGAGCCTTGCTCTTTCTACTATCAGCCCCCGAAAGCTAAGTACACTCCAGACTTCTGGGTTAAATATCCTGACGGTACTGAAGAGTACCTTGAAGTTAAAGGTTACTTTGACCCACGAGCAAGAGTAAAGATGGTGCTAATGAAACAGCAGCACCCGGAGTTGGACATCGCACTGCATTTCATGCGAGAGAACTGTAAGCTTAGCTCTAAGTCTCGTACTACTTATAAGGATTGGGCAGAAAAATATGCTTACCGAGTACGACCTTTCAAACTATCATAGTCGGTACAATTGTGTAACAGTAGATGTACTGGAACGATTAGATGAATGCTTAAAGAAATTTACTAAGCATCCCTCTCTCGAACACTCGTTTATGGTTCTGCAAGAAGAGTTCGAAGAACTTAAAAAAGAACTGTACAAGAAAGAAAGTGAACGAGATAACGACCGTATTTACGATGAAAGTATTGACCTTCTCGCTACTGTGTTTAGATTAGTACTCGACAATGACCTTTACAAACTGAGGTTGGATTTTAAATATGACCCAGCTAACTAAACTCGTCTGTTGGTTCTGTGGTCACGATTGGGAATCACTCAAGACATTCGGACTGAACGCTAGTCCACTGGGCCACGGTCTTCTTATTCAGAAGAAGTGTCGTAGGTGTGGCAAAGAAGAAAATGTTTTTGAGTGCTTTGCTAATATTCTTCAAGGAGTGAGTGCTAAAATTCCTGCTCCTTTGAAGCCTAGTGTTTCTCGTGACCTTCTTTCTATGGAAGAGGAATCTAAAGATGCCCTCGGCAACAGCACGCAAAAGAAAGCAACAGAAATTGAAACTTCCACCGGAAGTGGTGAAGTTTCGAAGTGCGATGAGTGCAATAAAAGCTAAGTGTAAAGAGTGTAGTGGAGGTAATGTTAAAGAGGTTGACATGTGTCCCATCCAACATTGCCCCCTGTATTCATTTCGAAACACAGAAGCTATAAATCTTTTCTATCCTAAACTTCTTACTAAGAGTAAATAGTACTATGAACAACACTACTGAAGTTGCAGCTAAGCTGCCCGTGCACAAGCGTGATTTTACTGATGATATTAAAGCTTTTATGACTAAGTTCGCTGCGTACAAGCACATGCTTGGCCATGACATTTCTCTTCGCAAGTACATGTGGGATTGCTTTGCTGCCATTGTTGCCATGCACATTGAAGAATATACTGTTCCTCAGTATGGTGATTATCCGAATGACAATCTTACCAATTTCAGTGCTGATGACTGTCTGACTAACATTGGTCGTTATGCTGCTCGACTGAAGACTAACAGTCGTGGCGAAGAAGAAACTCTGTCTGACCTGCTGAAGATTGCCCATTATGCGGGTAGTGCTTTCCTGAAAATGAAAGGATATGAAGAACTTTTTAAGCCCGAAGAAATTACTGAAGTTGAGCCTGAGGCTAACGAGGTTACTGAAGATGACCGACCCGATTGTAACGAAGAAACAGTCTAATGAAGTTCTCGATGGAGAACTTTCTGCTTCAATGTCTGGGTTTATCTGTCCTTTCACTGGTATACCTTGTACAACAATTCCTACACGTCCTGTTCAAAGTTCTGGAGATAAACAGGATGATAGTTATTCAAAGGTAAACTAAATGGCAAAGACTTTTATCTGTTACGAAGATAACATCTACGGTCACATACTTGGTGCCATTGTGGGGAAGTACATTAAGGAAAACTTTCCTAATGAAGTGATTGAGTATTGGCCTAACTGGCAGTCCAGTAAGTCTACTGAATCTACCAGCATGATTCTTCCTAAGCATCTGGGTAAGCGAGACACGATTTACTTTCTTGCTGTAACCCCTGCTGCCCGTTCGTGGAGAGCTCTGTACGAAACGTATCAGCCTAAGCGTATTGTTTGGTACGACTGTAACACTTCTCGTATTGAACGAGTTATGGATGCAAGTTACGAAGAACTTGCTAATCTTCCTGATGTAGAAGGCTACAGGTCTAATAATTATGACCTTGCTTCTCGTCTGTGGAAAGACCTCTTTCCTACTAAGCAGGTACCCCCTTGCATTTCTTGGGTTGATTCTTACTTTCAGGGTAATCCTAGCATGAGTGCTCGTGCTTTTGTTCACGGACTTGAACTGCTTGAGACTTGTCCTAAGGATTTAGAGATGCATCCTGACACGCTGTCTGAAGAAGATATTGAAGCTGGACAGACTGCTAATAATGTTTGGGAAGCTTGTTTCGAGGTTGACTCTCCTGCTAACTTTGATGAAGCAGACTTCGACATGGAAGCTGAGATGCCTCGTATGCGTTGGGATGCTACGTTTCAGATTATGAACATGGGTTCTATCGTTGACACTCTTGTTCGTCTTCGTACCCAAGAACTTGTAGACCACGACTGTTTCCGAAACATCACTCTGCCTGATGGTACCGTTGCACTTATGACTAACGCTCGTGAGTGTGACCCTGAGGTACTTCGAGAAATGTACACGCAGACTGGTTGTACTACTCCCTATGCTGGATGGTACTACATTGAATGCCGAGGTATGCCTCGATTCTATGTGTCTCTCGTGAAACTTTCTCAGGGTGAGTCCTGTATTGGTGTGGCCAAGAAGTTTGACCATGCCACTGGCAACGATGACTTCGCCACATTCCGTTGTGACAGTCTCGAAAACAATGATGTTCGTACCTACTGAACGTACAAGTTGTACGAAAAAAGTGAAAAAGGTACGGTTGACCCTCTTGACTACAGACCAAAGGAGTATTAAATATGAATGGTACTAAGATTTTCCTGCGCGCCAATACCTCTACTCAGGAATTTGAAGAGTTTGAAATTGTTATCCCCGGCAAAGAACTTAATGATGCTGAGTGGGAACTCTTCAAGAAGATGCTGCCGCTGGCTATGACGCAGGCTTTTCCTGCTGAAGAGTCTGAGGAAACCAAGGTTGAATCTTCTATGACCACTGACCTTGAGGTTGCCAAGGCTGCCTAAATAAACTCTCTTTCCCCACTAACGATGGAAGGTCTGGTAGTTGTTGACTAGACTTTCCATCAACCCTCCTTGCCCATCACCCCTAGTCGGGAGGGTGAAATTAAATATATCCTGACACAAATTTTAGTTCAAGTACACTGCGAGAGTGGCACCATAGTGACCCACTTTAACGCTAAAGAGTCAACAAGCCCTGAAAAGAGAATAGTGGAAAAGGTATGCGCCCGTAAGCTTCACAGTGCTTCTGCAAACTCACTTGAAGTTAAAACCTTTTAACACTTTGGCTAAGGTTGGTGCCACTCTCACAATGTATTTGAACTTAATAAATTTCTCTAGTTACACTCTTGGTCTACTTGCCTGTACTCCCCCGCTAAACAAAAAGACCGTACAGATGCAAACCTCCGACGACCTGCCCCTTGCCCTGCCAACGAGACTAAAAGTGTAGCTGGGGAATCACATTCTTAAGCATGGTCTCTTACACCTCCTAAAATAAAGGATATATAACATGTCCATTACTGTTATCTATACGAACCCTGAAGGTTCTACTATGTCGAATACCTTCTCTTTCTATCGTAATCTTGACCAGAATGATTTCGATAGTCTGGTGTTGGCTGTTCAGCAGACTGTAAATACTCTGCCCCTGAACAACCTGAACACTTCCGAAAGTGTCACTAACTCTTCTCCTGTTGTCAAGGAAGAATCTCCTAAAGCTCAGGAATATAAACCTCTGGAAAGTGCTCAGGTTAAGCCTCGTTCTGTATCTTCTAAGAAGGCAGCTTAAATACATGTCTAAAAAAGAGATTGAATGTACTCCTGAGGAGACCTACCGTAATGCTTATAAAGCTTACGGGTTAATCCTTCGAAAGACTGTTGACCTTGTTAATCGTATCAATCTCAGAAAAAATCTCCCTGAACCTGAGGACACCTCATCTCTTGAAGAAGAACTTATTAATGTGTGTAAACTAGCTAAAGATATTATGCACACATGTGAAACAAATATCAGACATCTTCGTGATAAAGAAGAGATGGAGACTAAAGATGTCTAAAACCTACGTGGAAAAGTTTCTGGAAGATGTGAAGTCTGAACGCCAGACTTTTCGTAATACGGTTATTGACCGTATCATGTTTATTCAGAAAGTTTGGTCTGGTGACCCCGAAGACGACAACCATGCGGTTCTGGCAAGGATGCAGAATGCAGCTAAAATGGTCGAGTCTCTGACTAAAGAAATGAAAATGCACGATGCTGTTGTTGGTCAATATGAACTGCTGAATGACATTCGTCTTGGCAAAGTCAAGCTTGTTGATGCCAATACTAATAAGCTTGTGAAAGTTCACTTCGGTACTTTCGAAGACTAACCGTTCAAAAACAAACACCTCCTTATATAATATAAGCCCCCAGATGTTTTTATGGCTTTTTTCATCTGGGGGCTTTCCTTTTTATAGGGAGTACAAATTTTACTTGACACACTTCCTCGAAGTATTATATATTTAGTGCGTAATCGTACTGGGTACAGGGACATAGTTACCTCTCTTCCTATTGTCCCCCTTCTACATGCGGAGTGGTTCTTGGGTACATTCGAGCTTGCGTACCTTTTAAAGAACAGACATGCACTTCGTAAAGGAAATACTAACCCTCCAACCAATAGGGGTCATCTACTTTGCTAAAGGCGACAGCAAGGAAGATGGCCCTTATTGTTTTATATAGAGGTTATATATGCCACTTCCGACTGAAGAACAACGCTTAGCAGCTAAGCTTCTTGGTGTAGATGAAGAGTGGGCTGCCTCACACTTCGAAGAATGGTTCGATGTATTTTGGGCATTTAATTCGTTAGATGAAGATGTGCGTGATTTAGCAGATGTTCTTAGCGAATATCACGAATACTCTTATAAAAATGGTATATATGGTTGCTGGGCAAATTATCGTGAGGCAATGCAGAATACGATTTCTAAACTAAAAGAACTTCTGGATGAATATGCTAAGTGGTTCTCGAAAGAAGATAAACCTTTTAGTTACTACCAACAGATTGTAAAAGATGCTGCTCAGGAATCACACGAGGATTGATTCTAAGCAATGCTTTTAATACAGGAGAGTATTAAAAATGCAGTTACCTGATTCACGATGTAAACATGTTATTGAGTTATGGGGTCTTGACAAAGCTTGGGTTAAGTCTCATTGGAAAGAGTTTAAACCAATATGGGAAACACTTGCTGCTGTAGCGAATGCCACAGCATTTGAGTGTGATACTGCATCTATTTGCGTAGAGAATTTTACTAATATGGAAGACCCGGAAGATAACCTTTCTGTAGGAGAGATTCGTCGTAATTTAGATAATACGATTGAAGCCATAGATGATTTTAAAAATGGTTTCCTTCCGAAAAGAAACCTTTTAGTTATTATAAACAACTCGCTGAGGGATATAAGAAAACAACATACGAGTTCCTTTTAGGAAAATTTTTTAAGTAACCTATATAAACATATAGCCCCTGTAAGTTTCATCGCTTACAGGGGCTTTTCTGTTTGATTTTGAGGTATGTGAGCTAGGTCTTTCGATAGTAGTTCTTACTAAGTGTCATACCACCAAGACCGAGCATACCACCAAGAATACCAAGAAGGTACTCAATATCCATAGGTTGCACATGATTAATAAAAGGTCCTTCCATGAAGGAGTTAGCTACGCTAATGATGGTGTTGGCTAAGGGTACATAAATGGTATTCATACCAATACCAATGCCACACATGTAACCTACAAAGTCTCTCCACTTCGAACCTTGTGTCTGAGATACAGTGTTGAGGTTAACCTGAGCCAAATCTACTGTAGTAAGTTGCTTGAGCTTATTAACCTCAGCCTCTAGTTCTTGAGTACGTCCTTCTTTATCTAGATTAAAGAGTTTCTCTTTCCAAGATTTTTTATCATTGTCACTAGTATCTATAAGTTGGTCAACAAGTGACACACCAATACTTAGAAGAGTACCCACTACCGGAAGTGCCATATTAGTTTCTCCTTAACCAATCACTCCAGCTTGGTTAGCAGCCTTAATAAACTGCTTCATAGCTCGTTGCTTGAGTTGGTTTATCTGGTCAAGACGAGTAGCCTTAGCTTCGGAAGAAATAGAGGGATTGTTCATCAATCTACGCTCTTGCTCTCGAAGCAAGTTAAGTTGTTGCTGAAGTTTATTCAAGGTAGGCTTAAGCCTGTAGCCTTGTAGGTTGTCCATCAATATCTCTCGTTTCTCTTCAGGGGTAAGACTCATATCAGTTCGAGCAGTATCAACTGCGTTAATCTGAGTGAGTACATTAGTTCTCATCTTCGAGAACAAGGCACTAGTATCACTGTTCTGAGTAGTCTTATACAGAACTTTGAGACCGGGAACGTTACCTACGTTAATATGGTCTAAACCATAACGCTGCCACTCATCAAGCCTACCGAGTAGACCAAAGGTAATGCGACCGAGACCACCGAGATAGGCATTAGCGATGTGCTCAACACTTTCAGGAGAGACATCAATGATGGGAGAAAGAGTCTTGGTTAGCCACACAAGACTGGGGTTGGCTGTGCTCCAATACTTTTCATGGTCAGGGATTTCACCTCGCAGGTTCTCATTGCCGGTAGGCATAATAGGATTACCTGCAAAGTTCTTGTTCATAGACAACTGCCACAGAGGACGGATGATACTGGGAACAAAAGCAGTCCAGCCTTCATCAGTACCACCAATAGTTGCGAAGTTATTGAACATCTTGCCAATGATAGAGGAAGCGGCTTCCATAGCATTGGGGCCGGGATTGCCATAAACAGCACTGTGACCAGCTTCGAAGACATTCATAGCTAAGTTCCAGAACATGTCGAAACCGTAAGTAATAGGAAGGGTAATGTAGTCACCCTTACTAAATGGATTCGGAAGAATAATGTTACTAGCTTTGATGTACTCAGGAATCTTATCATAGAAGCTAACACCATCATCGTCGTCACCCATGAGAGCACGAGCAATAATAGCTTGCAGAGCGTAACCCAGCATGGGGTACATAGCAAATCTAGCTACGTGGTTCCAGTCAGTCTTGCCAGTCTTTCTGTCCTTACGGAAGATAGTCTCTAGCATACGAACGTTACCACCGATGCTGGCACTAGCGAACATGTACAGAGAGTTGAAAATAGGAGCCCAGCTACCTTTTCGAGAGAAGTTCACTGTGAGGTTGAGGGCAATGTTAGCAGCTCGGCTGTACATTTCTTCGTAGCTGAAAGGTCTGCCATCAGCAGTTTTACCAGCTTCAGCGTAAGGCTTAAGGCGGTCTACGATTTCCTTAAAAGCAATGTAACGAGTCATGTTCTCAAGAGAGTTACTTACCTCGTCCATGTACTCCATCATCTTATTGACATTGCTACGTTGCTTTTCAAGAAACGTTTTGGGGTTCTTGTCCTTCAATGCAGACAAGATGTCTTTTCTTAACGTCTCATAAGTGTTTGTTCCAAAGTATTCAGTCTGTCCGCCGTAGTTCAAGTACTGTTCATAGTCACTCATGAACATCTTCATCTCATCACTGAGACCAGACTTTGCACCTTTGACATCATCGAAGGTACCGTACTTGCGGAAGTACATAAGAGCGTTACGAACACTGTTCTTAGTAAGTGCCCTACCAAGACCATTGACCAGAATGGACTGAGAGATTTCCTTGGAGTTAGGAATACCTAGAGCTTCAAGTTCCTGACTCAATGCACTGATGTTAATAGCGGCAGACACGGTATCTCGAATGGGGTTGGTAATCCAGAACAAAGGATTTCGAGAAGTCATGTACTTTCCAAGCTCGTGCTGAATAGCACCAATAGCTCGAACAACACCAGAAGCTCTAGCAATATTCTCAGCTCTAAGAGCTCTAGCTACTCCGCTATCGTGAAGCAACACCCTCTGTACAGTACCATCCTCATCAATAACTGCTACAGTGTTTTTCATTTCACCTTCGGCAGTGTGCTTAGTAGGCACAAGAGAGATGTCACCAGTTTGCTTGTTGACTACACGTTTCATTGCACCATGGTCAACAACGTAGACTTGCTCACCAGTTTCAGGGTCAGTAGTAAGTCTAGGTTTACCCCAGTCCTTATCACTCTTATCTCTGTACTCTACCATTTCGAAGATGCTGGTAGCATCAGGATTATTACGCACAAGTCTCAGAAGGGAACGACCAATGTCAACAGTACGAGAAAGGTTACTTACATCGTAGAGCTGAAGAATGGAGTGCAGAATAGGATTCTGAGCTTCACCTTCACGACCCGTAGCTCTTTTCATTATCTTTTTCTGAACGTTAGGAGTAGACAAAGAACGACGAGTGTTGCTGTTGTACCAAGCGGGGTCAAGTTCCTGTACTACATTTTCCCAGCTCTTAAAGGGCATGTAGTACTTGTACGCAGCTCTCCAGTTATCAATGACTTCTTTCGGGATAATCTTCTTTTCTTCAAGAAGACGAAGACGTTCATTGTTAATTTTCTGGAGTTGGTCCATCACTTTGTTCATGGACTCAGAGCTGTACTTGTTAATGATACTGCGGAAGTAGTCCTGACTTTCCTGAAGAGACGTACCCTTTTTACCCGGAACAAGGGGGAAGTCAAGACCCTTCTTAGCTCCGAAATCGTTACGTTCATAGGCAGCAACAGCTTCAACATAGTCAGATACACGAGCAAAGGTTACTCTGTAGTCTTCACCCGGGAGAGCTGTGTCACTGATAAGGTCAACGAGCGGGTCAACAAAGTTGGTCTTGTACTGCTTAAGTGCAAGAGCTTGCTGACTAGATAGGTGCTGACTAAGCTTAAAGATGTTAGTGTCCCAAGTAACACGAGCCTTATTACCAGCTTTCTTTCCCAAATCCTTAACAGCTTGAATCATTCGTTCAACAGGACGGAAGCTATCAATCAAACCTTCTCGAAGGTATTCGACAGTGTTTTCTCTATTAGCTACTGCCTCTTGAACTCTGTTAGAAAAAGGGAATCGCTGAGCCGCCTCAGCCTCAGCACGTTCAACACGGGTCATGGATTCGAGGTTGGGGTCAAGAGAACGAGCGAGACCAGTCTGAGGGATGGTCCGATAATGTGCTCCAATGTCAATAGTATCAGAACCAGCAGACTCCATAGACAGTCTGTCAGCAGCAACAGTAAGAAGTGACTTGACATCATCAAGAGTCAGGTCAGTCAGTCCAAGTTTACTGTCAAGTTTCTTAATAAAACTATTCAGATAACCCTTTGCTAAATTGCGAGACTCCAGAAGATTGTTAATCTTATATCGTTCGGAAAGTTTAGCAAAGACTTCTTCAGCCTGCTGTCTTTTATTGAGCTGGTCAAACTCAGGAATAGAAGCAGCAGCTCTTTTCCAAGGGGGAGTATTCTCGAACTTCCTTCTAAAGTCATGGAGGAAGTTGCCGAGTTCAGCAGGACTCATGATGGCACGAAGACCGTAGTGTGCAAGACCTTCATGCACAAGAGTACGAGTAGCTATTTCTTTGACAGACTTCTTACGCTGTTTAGCTTCAGCAACAATGTTATCTGCAACCAGATAAATTTTCTGGTCACGGGTAATGTAACCAGTTCTACCCGCTGCTTCAGGAGCATCTACGCTGTCGATAATAGTGACATTGTGAGACAGCAGGGGAAGCATCTCAAGAGATGGTGTGATACCCTGAATAACTAACTTTTTACTAGAGGTGTCAGCATTAGTACGAAGCTGTTCGATGTTCAGATTAAGGAGCTTATTGAGGGCTTGTTTTGCTTTAACAAGACCATCATTAAGTTTCTTAGTCCAAGATTTTTTATCAACATTCTTGTTAGTAGACTCAAGTCTAATAGCAGCATGTCGGACATCTTCAACAGCCTGTTTATAATCCTCGTCAGCTATTGCTCTAGTCACATCAAGATTACTTCTGTCTTTAGGAGTAAGCTTAGCAGATTCCTTAGGAGACTTAGCTTTCGTAGGTCTAGTAGTGGCATCAGTCATCAGCCACGTACCTTCCACAATGTCAGGTGTGTAGTTGTAGAAAGCATCTACAGCTTCAGGGAACCTAGAAATCATAGGACTCTTGATGTCAGGATTACTTTCGACAAAGCCTTTGACTTCGGGAGTGGTTCCGTAGAAGTTATCAGGAGTTCTGTCAAAGTCCTGACCACCTTCAGGAAGCATAAGCTGTTCACGACCGGGACCCATAGGAATAGGACGAGTATCTCTGGTAAACGGAGTAGCAATAGCACCCATACCAGTGCTAGTAGTACCCATTGGGATAGCTTCAGACACAGCAGGAAGATTAGCTTGACCTTCAGTGAGCGCTAACTGAGGAACGTTATTAGCTTGTACCGAGGGTGTACCAGAAAGAAAGCTATCAACAGAAGTTTCGAAAGGAGTAGCACTGGGAATTACAGAAGTTTCTCTTTCGTAGAAGGCATCAGGAGTCCTGTCAAATTCAGAAGTAGGACGCTTAGCCCTACGAGCAGCAGTACGAGCTTTCAGTTCCTCAGCACGTCTTTTCTTTTCAGCGTCATCAAGACTTTTACGCAGGGTATCGTACAGAACTTTTTCGGAACGAGTAGGAGTATCAATGACACCACCATCATAGATGTCCTGCAAGTCTACATAAGCTTGGTCAACGGTGTACTGAGTGGTAGCAAGATTGTTAGTACCAGCTTCAATACGAGCCAGTGCACCGTTCATCTTCTGAAGACGTTTAATGAGCTCATTACGTTCCTTCTTACCAGCAGCAATCTGGTCATCGAGCAACTTAGCAAGTGCTGTGCTACGAGTAGCTTGAGAGCTTTTACTTCTACGTTCGGCAAGGTTAAGCTGAGCAGAAACCTTATCAAGGCGTTCCCGAACAGCAGCAGCTTGCTTATCAAACAAAGCTTTAGCTCCACCACGAATCTGGATAAGCTGAGAAGCACCGAAGGGGTCACGAGCCAGACCAGACTGGTCCGTGATGATAGTGTCATTCATCAGCTTGTTAGCCAGTTTCTTTTCTTCCTTAGCAAGAGTCTGCTGAATAGAGCTAACCCGTTCCTTAGCACCTTCCTGAAGTCTGACCTGAGCAGCCCTGTTAGCAACAAGTTGCTTGTTAAGGTCAGCAATCAATGCACGCTGTTGTTCAGGAGAAACATTACGGAGAGGTCTGCTAGACAGCTTAGCAAGCTGCTTTGTAAGAGACTCTGCTTCTGCATTCAGTCTGGTACTTTCTTCGCTAAGCTGACGTTGAGCCTGCGTAGCAGCATCTCGCATAGAGTTACGCAATCTAGCAGCAGCTTCAGCAGTAGCCTCGGAGGGAGTCTTCATCTTCTGCTCGAAGTCACTGTAGAAGTTATCGAGTTTATCAAAGTTCTGTGCATAGTATTCCCCAAGAGGACTAGACACAGAAGGAGCTCGATTGTAGAAAGAATCTACAGTACTATCAAAAGGAGCAGGACTATAAGGAAGATTAGCAAGATAATCCTGGGCAGCCTTACGTTCTTCGGAATATTGAGAAACAAGTGCATTAGAGGTATCTTCAATTGACTTATTAGCAAGAAGTGCTTCGAGTTGAGCAGGGGCTTGCTGCTTGGCACGATACCTAGAGACAGCACCAATAGGAGCACCAAAGATACTACCAAGAAGCCCAGATTCAACCAGACGCATGGTATCCTGGGGAGTAAAATCAAGCTCAGGACTCTGGAGTTGTTCATTGATAATATGAGTAAGTTCTTGAAGGGATTCAGTACTACCTTCAGCAAGAGCACCCTTACCCAGACCCTTAAGGATAGCCGTTCTAGTCTTCTCAGAAGCAAGAGTAGTTAGAAGTTTTTCACTGGTAGCTTTAGAGACAGGACGACCAAGAGCTCTAAGAACAAGACCACCCGCAGGACCAGCAAGGTCAAGAGCACTAGCAGCAGCACCAGTAGTGAGGTCCATCCACGGAGAGGTACCTTCAACACCGTGATGTTCTACGTCAGTAAGATAAGCCTGACCGCCTTCAGCTCCAACTCCATAACCGTAGGCACCAGCAAGAGCACCACGCTGAAGAGCTTTCTTGGCAGTCTCTTCGGCCAGTTCCTTTCCAGCAACCCTAGTAGCAAGAGTAGCACCACCACGGGCAGCAAGACCACCAATACCACCAGTAGCAATGGTACCTATCAGGTCAGGAGCAAGGTCGATAGCGCTCTCTTTCAACCAAGTGGAGAAGTCACCTTTACCAGAAAGAACGTCTTCGAGACTAGCAACAGTTCGAGGAGTCTGAGCTGCAATGTCATTAAGATATTTAGAAGTCTCAAGACCCCAGTCTCGAACAGAGTCAGCACCAATAAGGTCACCCAGCAAACCAATGCCGCCAGCAAGACCCGCACCAGCCTGAGGAACTGCACGATTCCAAAATTGGTCCCAGACTCCGGGAGCTTCAGCAGGAGCGGGGGCACCTCCATATATAGGAGCCATACCTGTACCGGGAGTAATACCAGCAGCAGCCTGTGCTCTAAGATAGTCAAAATAAGGATTAGATTTAGCCTGAGCAGCTTGAACAACTTGGGCAGCAAGTCTCTGCTGATAAAGTTTTTCCATCTCAGCACGAGCAATAGCACGGTCAACAGCCTGCTGTTCAAGCCAAGTCCCTATCATCGCTGAAGTGGGGTCATAGCTATTAGTCAAATATTCAGTAAAGGAACCAGCCATAATTAAGACATCCTTCTATCTTAATGATTAACACCAAGGGGTGTAGCAGGAGTAAGTAAACCAGAAGTACCCCATTTACTAGTATTGATAGGGGGTGTTATTTTATGTTTACCAGTAGGGTCAATCGGAGGTTTAGCCGCTTCAGCAGCAGCTCTAGCCCAGTCCCGCTGAAGGCTAGCAGCAGAAACATCCAGTGCTAGATACGGGTCCATATTAAGACCGTAGACATTACCCTGAAATCTCTGCTTTAACCCAGACAGCGCACTCCAGTACTGAGCCTGCTGTTCAGGAGTTGCCATACTAAGGTCGTACTTACCATCAGCATTAGGCAGAATACCTGTTATCCTAGCAGCAGCATTACTCAGAAGCTGTTCCACACGAATGGCATCCATCGCATCAAAGCCATCGAAACCACCATCACCACCAGCTCCGCCTCGGCCACCACCTCGACCACCACGGCCACCTCCGGCACCCATACCGAGCATAAGACGAAGCATTAACTCTTCACTACTAGCAGCACCCTTATTCTGTGCCTGAGCAAGAGCAAGCTCGATATTCTGGCGAGCAATCTCTCGTTTCATCCAGTTCTGCTTAGCATGGCCAAGACCAAGACCGTAGTTAAAGAGCAGAGCATTCTCAGCATCTTTACCGGTACGATTAGGGGTAGTACCAATAACAGTACCATCCATTCGGACAGTCTCGATATTCTTGCCGTCTTTAGTAAGCCTACGAACAGCGGTACCATCAAGAGGATTCATAGCGTTAAGCGCATCAAGGTAACCAGTGTCACTGTTGTACAAACCCTTACGGTATCGGTCGAGAGTACGAAGGTCTTCGTTAGCGCTCTTGCCCAGAGCAAGTGCAGTAGCAGCTTCATCTTCCTGATAGGCTCGCATCATATTGCGAAGGTTAGTATCAAGATGCCACTCACGAAGTTTATTAACAGCATCTACATTTGCAAGGGCACGAGTATTCCAATTGGCAGCGGCAGTCATGCCATCAAATACAGAGGTACCGGGATAACCAACTTCATTCCAATCTATCATAGTATTATACTCGTAATTTTATTTATAAAAAGTATTTTCAAAGTCATCCCAAGTGAACTTAGGTTCACCCCAACCAAGAGCACCACCAATATTGCCGATGCCCTGAGTGATACCACCGACAGCACTGCCGAGGGAGCTCCACAGGTTGCCATTGCTATTCTGACCACTTAAGCCAAGAGACATATTCTGAGAAGCACTGCCAGTCAGAGAACCAATACTCATACCGGGAGTAATAGTGCCAGCATCGTACAACATAGAAGGATTAGTGTAGTAATTCTGAGCAGCAGCCTGACGCTGGAGGGAAGTATCTTCTGCTTGCCAAGTAGCACTGGTTCGTCCAGCAGCTTGAGCAAGAGCTTCATTCTGACCCATAGTGGTACCGTAGTTAGCCCAAGCACCACTGTTGGGATTCACACCCATACTGGCCATGTTTCGGTAGTCCTGACTGCGCTGATTATTAAAAGCACTAGTAATATCAGCGCTGGTCTGAGACCGATACCGATTAGCAAGAACATCCTCACCTTCAGTAAGCCTACGAATCAGAGACTTACGGTCTTCATCAAGAATGGGATTCGTATCTTCAGCAAGGTCAATCAGTTCATTACCTCGATTAAGCTGGTAATCTCGCATATTGACCTGATAAGGCCGAGCAGCTTTAATGTCATCGAAGTAGTTACCAGCGATAAACTCTTCAATCGGCCAGTAGTATTCGTTATAAAGACCTTTATATTTAAGAACAGCATCATTCATCAGACCAAGCTGATTATATGCGAGACTCTTAGCAAGTTTCTCTACACCAGACTGGCCGCCTCCTCCACCAAAGAGACCACCTGCACCAGAAAGAAGACCACCAGCAATGGAGCCTACGCCAGACATAATAGAACCAAACATAGTTTATTTACCTTCTTTTTCAAGCTGAGTGTTAATGGCAGTCTCGAAAGTCTTAAGGTTCTGATGAAGCTGTGCAAAATAGTTGTACAGTTCAGCCGAAACATTTCGAGGAATATCAGGAAGTTTAATTGTAATCTTGTTAGCCATAATGTTTACATACCTTATTCAAGTTCCCCAATGCTCGTAGCTAACTGCACACGGGAGATAGGAATAGTACTAGTGATGTCTACATAGAAAGAGTCACCACGAAAACCAGCAGGCAAACGGAATGGGAAATTGTTGTACACGTATACAGTCTTACGAATACGGTCATCAACATAGAAGTCTAATTTACACCAATGTTTACCTAGGTTAGAAAGCCAATAACTATTTGTACTGGCATCTCCGTTAATAGAGAAGACGTTTACCTGCGGAGTATTAAAAGCATTTGAAGCTTTATTGTATTCAAAGTTATAGAGCTTCAACTGAAAACTGTCATCATAAAAGTTTACCTTACCAGCGGCAAGAGTAAGTAAACCTTCTGTATTGATGAACTTCTTACTGCGCCACTTGTATACTCGTTTAACAGAGTTGCTTTCACCAAAAGCAAAGATACGGGGTTGCATCAGTACAGGACTGACATACTGAATGAACACTTGTGAAGAGGAATCATCCTGCCAAACGCAAGAAGCTTTTTGAGAAAGACCCAGTACACCAGTTTTAATTTCCTGAAAGTCAATTACTGCTCCATTGTATTCAACAATATCGCTATCAAAGAACATCAAATACTTACCCTGATAGGAAGCAGCTTTAATAGTTTCAGGATTGTAATCAGTCCAAGCTCTGTCAGAAATAATCGGATATGTCATTCGAGTAGCACCATCCTGTGTCACTCGTATGAGACCATACTTAGTAGCATAGATAACACTGTCGGCCATACTGACTATGCTGTGCTTACTTACACAAGCATGGGCTTCTTGAATAGGACGAAGAATAGAAGCACTGGGGTCATTAACAACTACGAGATACGTATTACTCTGTGTACAAATAACGAGAGTGTTACCGAAGCTACCGAGACCAACCACGTTGTAATCAAGAGGAATGGCATATTCGGAAGGAAATGCATGGCCTTGGTACGGATAGGAAAGATAAACAGTGTTACCTTTAAAGGCTGCAAAGACACCATTGCCTACCGAGATAAGACCTTCGAGATTATCAGGACAAGTCCAGTTAATGTTAGAAGGAACTTCACCAAGGTCTTCTTCCTTGAACTCATCCTTAAACGAATAGGTATTGTTTCCCTGATTATGCTCTACACCGGGAGGCATAGCCCCACCCTTACTGTTAAAGCTAGTGACATAACGCCACTGACCTTCACCAGAAGAAGTTGTGCTAGCACGGTAAATGTAAATCCAATCAGCGTGCTCATCAGTAACAGCACTAGGCTTAATGTTCGAAAGCTTAGCTACATGAGTTTCATCTACTTCAACATAAGTAATGCCGCCTATAGTCTTAGCAGCATCGGAACAAGGACCAAGGTCTATCTTACCAGAAGACCAATGCCTAGCATAAGCTATAAGATAAGCTCTTGTTTCTTGAGCAGCACCAGCACCTTCTACCTGTTCAAGAGTAGGAGCATCTGGTTTTGAGATACCTGCCTTATATGAGTTACTCTTCGTAATTGTAGTGTCAGTTTTATTAAGAAGATTACTGTCGAAAGTACGAAGCTCCCCAAGACCTGTAATGTACACCTGGTTAGTAGCATCGTCAATAACAGCACTACGAGCTAGGTCAACATCTTTGTCAAACACAAGCCACTGTTTAGTGCCGTCAGTACGCAGGTATCTATACATATCTGCGTACAGTTTATCTATTTCATGTTCAATAGTATCCTGTCGAAATGCTTCCAAGCCACCACTGATGATGTTTCCATCAACAATAAGCTGAGCAGCCATGTTATCAATCAAGTAAGGCTGAAAACGAGGAAACATTCCTAGATAGTTTGACAAAGAATATTTCATAGGAAACCTTTATTTAATCTTCATAATATAAGCGAGAGCATAATACGGAGGTTCGATAACGTCAGGATACTCGAACTCATAGTCATGCTTGTGTGGTTTATTACCGCCAACAGAACTTACTTCTCCGATATAACCTGCGTTCCAACCAGAAGTAATTGCACCAGAGCCATCTTCATTATTAGCAAAGTTAAACTTGTGTGTATGGTTAGGCATTTCATCAATAGTGAGGGCATGTTCAAGAACTTCCATAGTAAACTCGTAGGAAGTACTGCCACCTGTAGTAGCTACCGGATATCTACTACCAGCACATACAATGAATTTATCCTGAAGATTCGGAGTATTGTTAGTACCATCACACTTATGCCAGTCGGTTCTAGCTTTACCAGTAGTGCTATCAATAGGGAAGCCACCACTATCGAACACACCAGAAAAAGCAGTAATTACTCCGGGAAAGACTTTAATGAAATTGCAGTTAGCAGGAGTAAGACAAGCATCAGTAACGACCCCATCCTCCACTTCAGCTTCAGTGGCTACTCGAACACGTCCTGCTGCGGTAGGGGAGGCACTAACATCATTAAGAATAGCCTGAATGCTATCGGCAGTAAGACGATTTTCAACTACAGCATTTTGTGGAAAAGGGAGAGCTGTAGTGCCTTCCTGTGCTCGAACAACAGTAAATTCGTCACCAGCAACGTTAGTAACCTTCATGATTTCCCAAGTACCATCACCGGGATTAACAACGGTAATCTTGAAGTAATCTGTAGGAAGACTAAGCACAGGAAAAAGCTGACCAGCATCCGTAGCTACTATTAAAGTAGTAGTATCTTCTTCGATGGCATTAGCAAGAACCGTGCTTGCATTGTTAGCAAATTTAATTTCCATATCAATGTACCTTATTTAGCAATAGGATTCTTAGGCCAAGGAATATTTTCTACAGGAGTACCAATCCAAGGGAAAGAAGGGTCTTTCGTAATGTCTCGAAGGGCCTGCCGATAAGTTTCCATGTTCTTCCTATCTTCAGCAGACAAAGGATAATCCTGCATCAAAAGATAATCAGTACGGGCGAGAAGACTATCTCGAACAGTTCTGACTTGCTCAGCACAATATGTAGCATCGTTGAGCTTATCGTTTTCTTCTTTAGCCAGACGTTTCTGTTCTGCTCTAAAAAGCATAATATACGGAGTTACATACACATTAACATCTGCATCAGTAAGCTGACGATATGAGTTAGTAAACTCGATATGCTTGTCGGTATCAGACCAATGTACTGCTCTAATAATACCTTCGGAAGAAGAGGTAGGAACAAAGGTATCTGAAACAAGACTTATACCATTAAGAATGATAAGTTTATCTTCAGGAATAAAAACTAGAGTATCAATCATAGTATCTCCTACCTAATCTTCATAATATATGCAAGAGTGTAATAAGCGGGACGATTGTCGGAACTAGCACTAAGCGGGTGTGTATGAGACTGTGAAGACCCGGTATCCCCCGTATTACTCGTCGTCGTATTGTACCACTGATTCCAAGACTGCCCCTCGCCACCCAAAGAAGCATAACGAATATACGTATGGTTGTGTCTCGGCATTTGAGCAACAGTAAGAGTACACGGACCAGTAGTACCTGTCATGGTATTGCTACCACCACTTTGACCAATATCCGAGGTAGAATTGCAGCCCATGATAAATCTGTTTCGAAGGTCAGGAGTACCTTCGTCCCCATTACAGAGTCTCCAACGAGTATCTTTAGTAGTTTTACCTCGTGGGATTGGGTAGACACCATCGAAGCTCCCAGAAAATGCTACTACTGCTCCCGTGATACAAGCTTGTTCGTCTAACACAGGCTTAAGAGTCTCGGGGGTACAAGCAGCAGGAGCAGTACCAGAGGTCGTAATACCATTTCGAATCTCGTCTGAGGATGCAATCTTTAGGATACCATGCTCTTGTTCAGTAGCAGTAACTTGCTGAAATAGCTGAGTAATACTACCTGCGGTAAGTCTGTTCTCGACAATAGTACCTTGTTTAAAGAACTTAGCAGTAGTTCCTTCTTGTGCTCTTTCGACAGTAAAAGTAGTATCAGACTTGGCGGTACACTTTACAATTTCAAAGTTACCACTCTCATCAACGAGAGTAAGCAAGAAATAAGAATCACCGTGGGACAGTTCAGGAAAGTAAGCAGTTTCACCAGAAGCTACCGTAATAGTCTTATCACCAATCTGAAGGTCCTTAGCAATTCGAGTGCTGGCATTGTTAGCAAATTCAATTCTACTAAGCATAATGATTAAACTCCAACAAACAAAGCAGGGGTCATCTGCACAGTATTAAGAGTGTACACTACTAGTTCTTCTTCAGTAGTGCCTCCCGCGTTAGGAACCTTTACATTGATTGCAATCTCTTCAGAATTTTTAACCCCAGATTCTCGACCCGGAATTACAAAGTAAGGTTTACCCGTAGAAGGGTCATAAAAGTTAGGAGCAGTAATGGTAGATTCCGTCTCAATAATCTTCCACTGATTCTTAGTATAGGTAGGCAAAGACATCAAAGCTTCACCAGCTTTAGAAGTTTTTTGATAAGCACTACCATCACAATGAATCCACCCAGTAGGAAGACCAGCAGGATGCTCAAGACGGAAAGCAAAGAACGGAATGAAAGCTGCTGCACCTAAATAGGCATCAAAGAAACCTTTCGTAATACGCATTTCAACTTTAGTGGAAATAGGAAAATCCTTTGCTGTAGTGCCATCTTGTGCACGAACAATGTTCATCAGACCCGTCTCAGGATTACAACGGGTAACTTTTACAATTTCATGTTCATTATTATTAGGATTGATAAGTGTAACAAAAAAGAAATTCGGAGAAGCCATTGTAATCTCTGGCCAATTACCCGCAATGTCAGAGATAGTTATACTCTCATCTGAAGATGTAATAGCTTTAGAGAGAGTAGACACACAGTTATTTTCGTAGAGAACCCTAGCCATAAATAAAGTACCTTCTTAAAGTTTAGTAGCTTTAATACTACATGGTAAACAGAGCGTTCTTAAGCTTGAGCATTTCATCACGCTCTTCAGTATTTGCAGCTTTGTACATTTCATGCAGCAAATCATCCAGAGCCATCAGAGCGTGCATGAACTCCTGCTTAGAAGCAGTAGCATATTTCTCACCCTTGGTTTCAAGCTGACGGTACTCTTTCCAACCGCCAATTTCATCACCCAGACGATGCCAAGCTTCCATAACAGGACATTCTTCCTTTTCTTCCATATGCACAGGAAGAACAGTGCCAGCTTCAGTGTCAATAACAAACTTATTCATATTTTTCTCACAGTGTATATACAGAAAAGGAGCCTAAGCATCCAAGACTTAGGCTCCTAATCAGTCAACTAATACTAAGCAGCGGCAGCAGCAGTCTTAGTCGGTGTGTAGTGATTGATAGCGAAAGTCTGGAGGCGAGCCACAGCGGCATCAGCAATAGCGTTGCCCTGAATGGTGTTCTTCAGTTCGCAGTTTTCGCGACGCAGACGCTCGATTTCAAGGTCAGTGAACTTGCTGTTAATCAGGCAAGACTGACGCTCAAAGCCCAGAGCGATAGCAGCAGCGTTATCCTTAAGCTGACCGGACAGGCGGCACTCCATAGCCTGAAGGTTATTGGTGGTACGTTCCTGCATCAGACGAACTTCGGCAGCAACACCATCAATCTTGCAGGCAATGGCATCCAGATTGCGACCCATCGTGCAGCAG